GTCGCGCGTTACCCGTGAAAGTTGCGCTGCACAAGTACCTTTTTACCTTGCACGCTTGGCACTCCGCTTGGCTGCTGCAAATCTACGACCAAAATTTCTGTTGAATGCACCTTTGGCGAACCGTTGACTGTCCTCATAAAAACTAAACTGCTTCGGCACGTTCAAGCTGCGTTGCTCAAGCAGATACAAACGCTTCAATGGGTAACGCTTCTTCGTGCGGCGTTCCAATATCATCTGCTGACCACCCACCGTCTGTTTAAACGCCTTCGGTCTGTCCAACACTGTGCGTGGTGCATTGCGGTTATACCCTGCACGACCGCGCACTGGTGGTCTGTCTGCGGCTGGTATCGCTATGCTGCGGCCATTAGCGTGCTTCAAGCCACCAACAGCCAGACGTTGCAGATAGTCTTTGTGCATCGCGCCTGTGGGATGGTTCTGCACTATCGACCGCAGTTTCTTCTTTGTCGCGCGGTTGTTACCGCGTATAGGCATCATCGCTGCCTTCATAAACGATTTGTTCTTAGCATCCACATCGCTTGGCCATACACGCTCAATGGTGTTGCGGCGTGTCTCAAACGCTGCATCGTTCAATGCTTGTGACATAGCAAACGGCATCTGGTTCTTGCCAAACGCATCAACAGCTTTGGCAAAAGCTGGCAAGTTGCTTGTGACGTTCACTGACATCGACCCTGCCGCTGCCTGTGCTACTGCCCCGCGATCCACGCCACTGCGCAATGCGCCACTGATCGCCTTACCGACGACCATACGCCCGAAAAATGATAGTGGTGCTGCTAATAACTGTATCGCCATTAGTGTTGCGTTTCCTGTTCCAATTCCAATATCACGACCGTGCCAGACGTATCACGCGCGTCAAATATGATGCCATCGCATTCGGTGCAGTTGATCGTGCCGCTGTTCTCTTCGACACACGCATACGTCTCTGCCTCACAATGCAGACAAATGCAGACCTCTTCGAAGAATAACACATACGACATTTGCAAACCATATCTGCAAAACAAAAGCCGGTCAATGACCGGCTGATGTCTATATTATTGCACATACTACACCCGAATACCGGCTTGCAGTTTGCCAAGATTGTACCAACGGGTCTGATCCTCAGATCGTTGCCGTTCTTTGCTTTTAACGCGGCGATCATATCGTGATATGGCCTCGCTAAATTTCTTTTTGGCCAGCTTATCAGCAGTTAATTCGTAGACAAACCCACCTGTCGTCTTACTGCCATCAACTCTGTTAACCAATCCCACAGCACTCATTCGCGTCAAATGCGCCGACACACTGCTTTTCGTTGCGTCAAACCTATGCAATGCTTGCAACCGATACGCATCACGCATCTTAAAGCGTTGATTTGGGTTTGCGTATTGCTGCCAGAGCATTTCATACAAATCCCAAGCACGCAGTTTCTGTGAATAAGGTTGCACAATTTTCGGTTTAGGTGGGTGCTTGTAACTGCAATCGAAAGCCGGTGCCGTTGTCAGTGGCGGCGGCACGTCAACATTTTCCCGCACGACGACTGGTTTGTTTTCTTTAATGGCCTCGTAATCGATCTCGATGTTTGCTTCGCTATCTATGGCCGCTGCCAAGATTTCTGCCAGCCCCTGCTTATCGCATTTGATTTTGATTAAGTATTTATTCATCACTGATCTCCACTTTCAGTTTCTGGCGGGTCTGTCTTAACATCACCCTGCCCGTTGCACATTTCGCATATCACGCGCTTGCCGGTGTCAATCTCATACCGGCCTTCACCAAAGCAGTTGTCACACGGCTTATAGTGATCCATCACATATGGCGGCACAAAGCCTTTTGGATAAACTGTCATCCAACACGCCTGTCATCAACTACTGTTGACCATTCTGATATTTTATGCGTTCCATTAATACGCTGAAAATATCTATCAATTGGATCGGTTGGATCATCATCCATATTTGCCATATCGTAACTGCCAGCATCAACAAAACGCAAATACAACTCATATTCTTTGTCAGACATATTGATGCGATACCCTTTTTTCAGTCTAGTGATCTTCATTGCACCACCCCCCAGTTGCCAGACATCCACGCCCATATTGTAAATTCCTTGCCCCACACGTCAAACATTAGTGACGCCACGGCCAGCAAAAACACCAGCCCGAATATTTCTTGCCATATACGCATATCAGCCCCCTATGATACTGTGGCCACGATTAATCAGGCACTTGTTTACCATTACCCGCACCTCACTTGGCAAGTGATACCAAGTGGCCGCCTGATCCGCCAATGCCTGACACTCAGCAACGTCACGCTGATAAAGCTGCGCCTTATCTTCGCTGACGCGCAAATCGGCTATTGGGGCGCGACTGGCGCACCCCGATAACACGATTGCTGTTACGACTAGCCAGCGCATTTTAATAACCTAGATTGCGTTCGCCGCAACCTTCGCTATTGCCAAATGACGCATACATCGCGGTGATAACATCCATAAACTTTGGCCAAGCGGCTTGAGACACACCATAATGATCTGGCAAATCCCAATCATCGGCACCGTCAACAAAAACACCTTTTTGCACTAAGCTGGAAATCACACCGCGATAAACGGTCATATCCAAAAACGACAGATTTTTGACACCGATCAACGCATTTGGATGGATGGTATTTTCATCAAGATCGTGTTCGGTTGGCCATTCTGATGATTGCAGTCTGCCCTCACCCAAAAAATCCCAATAATGCTCCAGCAACTGCTTTTCTAACTTTGTAAACATTTTGCAAACTCCCGTTAAACTGACGCTTTTGGATCACTGCTTGTGAACCAGCATTTGTTGCTGTTTTGCCCTTCATTGCAATGAGCAATTCGGATTTCGCCGCCAGTCAGACTATCTGACGAATAATGCAAATCGCGTGTGCCATACCAGCCGGTGTCAAAACAGCCGTGAAAAAAAACATTATGTTCACGCACCCAATTTGCCAGATCCTCATCTGGATGATATGGACTGCAACGAAAAATATTGTTGTATGAATTAGTCATTTTGCAAACTCCCGTTTTGCTGTGATAATTACAAGCCTTACCACTATCATTACCACCTGTCTACACTTTTTACACATCAGCACCCACTTTTTTTAGTTCGGCAATCACATCCGGTCTGTTTTGCTTGTAATATGTACGCAAACCATCACCCATTTCCTGCCATTGCTCTAAGCTGACCATTCTGCGCTGTGGCGGTGTCCATTCAGTAGATTGGCTGTTAAACGCTCTAGAATGCCCACTGACGCGCTTTGTCTTGTTTTTGGCATCTCGCATACACCAGTTGCGCCAAAACGCCTGTACGTCCACATATGCGGCTTTATTGCCGTTTTGCTGATCCCACATTCTGATTGCTTGTAAGACCTCACCGCCATTTAGGCCTTTATCAGCCGCATAGGCCAGATCTTCATCTGATGGCGTCCAATCGCAAACTTTGGTTTTTCTATTTTTATTAATTTTAGTATCTTTTAGTTTATGGTTGTCACTGTGACAGGGGTGGGTAGTCAGACTGACTAGGGTATACTGTGATGATTTACCTGTACGGTGGGTCACTGTGACCAACCCCTCATCAACCAGCTTTTTAATTTTCCGGCGCACTGTCGCTTCGCTTGCACCCGTAAAACGCGACAAATACCCTGCCGATGGCCACGCAATGCCACTATCGGGGTTTGAACAGTTGGCCAGCGCAATAAAAACCAGCTTTTCTAGTGGGTCATCCATCGGCGTTGTAAATGCTATTTTTAACGCTTCAATGCTCATCAATTATCTCCAATGTCAGTGCCGCATAGCCAATGATGTCCAACAGACTGTCAACGTGCTTGCAGTCGCTGTTTGCCAGCCGTGACAGCTTCATTGCGATCATCATCGCCCCAAACTGCTCCGGCGAAATGTCTTTGCCAGCGATCATCGACATCATCTGGCTGGTCTGTGTCCAGTTTTGCCGCAGATCGCCATAGCTTTCGCCACGCTGCTTCAGTATGGCTTGCACATTTTCCAATGCTTTAGAACGGTTCATTTAACACCTCTAACACCTTAAACTGCTCAATCGGCACTTCGGCCATCAACCCATAATCACGCTCAATCCCACGGTCGCGTCTGCCGCCTATAGTCGTCAGGAAATCCACCGCGAAGCTGCAATAACCGACCCGATCCATCCATCGCACGATCAAAAACGTGGGTATGCCGGTTTCAAACGCCACCTGCCGCGCATAAATCATTTTGTGCAAATGTATCAGTGACGTTTTATAGCGGTTCATATTGAACGTGCGGCATTTAATTTCCGCAAACGCAGATATGTTGCCATCACGCAACAGAGCAAAATCAAGCTGACAATATTGTGGCAATTTGACCGGCGTGACCTTCCACTTTTCGGCCACTTTTGACATCGTTATCATTTCCAGCTTCAGGTTTTCACTGGTTTCCATCTCAGCCCCCGTTCGGATCATATGATAAATTGTTTGGATTAAACGGGATGATGTTGTGTTTCTTGCGCGTGTTCTTGCAGTATTCCGCGCGGATCACGCCAAGCGGCTCAACACCATCTTCGATGTGCCGTGGATAAACCCGCACCTCGATGCCGGTTTTGCCTTTAAACAAGTGTATCGTCAGATCTTTAACGTCTATCCAGCTTTCAGCCGACAGCATCGTATAAGTGCGATCACCGATTGTTTGATAGCCATCATCCATTTGCCAAGATCTCCCGCGTGACATAACAGAACGTGTCAATGTCCATTTCACAGGCATATCGCCAATCGTGCTTTTCAGCAATGTCACCGGCCATCACGAAAAACGTCAGATATGTCAACGCTTGAACCGGCACCCTGACCCGCGTCTTTTGTCGATCCAGCCGGTAAAACAAACAAGGCATTTTATCGCCGCCAGCATATTCAGCCGCCGCGCATACCTGATCCCACCACGCACTATCAACCCCCGATTTTCGCCTCTTGCATTCCAGAACAAAAGGAAAATCGCAATCATTAGTGACCAAATCGCCAAGGTGTTTCTCGCGCGTCTGATCCAGTTCACGCACGAATGTGATACCAAGCTGATCATACAATTCTTTTGCGATTTCATATTCATAGCCCTTGCCTTTATTACGGCTTTTCAATCCAGACATCGCTGCCCCCGTTTAAGTGGTTTCGCACATCATTGCCGAAATCGATTAAATCTGTAAAGCGGAAATTTAAGTGTTGCAAAATGTGACTGCGTGGAATACGGTTGCGGAATGAAACGGGAAATCGGAAAAGAGTGGCGTGACGCTGACCTGACACACCTTTCTGTCAGCCAGCTAAATCGCACGCCTGCATATTGGATTTACGCATATTTGTATCTGCGTGATGACCGCAAAAACATAACTGTCGGGGAAAACGCCGCAGTCGGCACAGCAGTGCATAACGGCTTGCAGTCAATCGTCTGCCACGGTCAGGATATCACTGATCAGATCTTAGCAGCACAGATTGCGTTTGATTTCCACGATGCTAATCAGGATGCCGCAAAGCGCGAAAAATATCGTGACTGCATACCGGATATGATCCGCAACGGCATCGACATATTGACCGAATACGGCTTTACCGGCGCGGTTGATGAAGAACGCATTGAAACGTGGCTTGATGGCGTCAACGTGCCGCTGATCGGCTTTGTTGACCTATTGGTGCCGGATACGATGTTTTGTGAAATAAAGACCAAAGCACCGCGCAAAACAAAGCTGCTGAAAGATGGCACGCAGGGTTGGGCGAAAGCGACCCTGCCAAAAGCACCGGAAAAAGCGCACGTTGCACAGGCAGCGATCTACAATTACGCGCTGCAAGTGACGCCATCGATCTGCTATGTGACCGATCACGATGCGGTGATGTTTACGCCATTTAATTGTGACGAATTGAAAGCTGACGCACTGGCGTATGCTGTTGAAGATATGCGGCAAAAGGCATTGATCCGGCAGAACCTGTTGCGGGTCAGCACCGATCCGAAAGTGCTGGCCAGTTTTACTGATCCAGATTGGGGTCATATGTATCAGTGGAAAATTGAAACCGAATATTTAGAAAAGGCGAAAAAACTATGGAAGCTGTAAAACTTGACAAAGCATTGAGTGATTTCCGCAATGCGGCAACGCTTGGCAAATCTGGCAAAAACCCGATGTTCAAAAGCCAATACAGCACGCTTGGTGATGTGCTATCTGCGCTGAATAAAATATCTGAATATGGTTTAGCGTTTAAGCAGTATTTCAGTGATGATTGTTTGGTCACAACTGTGTCGCACATCGAAACCGGCGAAAAGTTTGACAGTGCCATACCGATCCGGCCAGAAAAGAACACACCGCAGTCATACATCAGTTGCGTGACGTATTTGCGCCGCGCCAGTTTAATGACGATGTTCGGATTGAATGCCGATGATGATGATGGTAACTTGGCAAGTGGCAGTGGCGCGGCCTCCTCCCGTCCGCAGCCTATGCCAAAGGCACCGGCAGTCGCTCCCACTTCGGCTGTCGGTGCCGCCTTCCCAAACATCGAAAAAGAATTGCAGCAATGCAATAATGCGCGTGATGTCAACGCGCTTTACACCAATCTGGTGCGTGCGCGTGACGTGACGCCAGATGAAATTGAAAAAATGCGTATTAGAAAAGAGGAATTAAAATGAACGATTATGATGATACAAATCGGGGCGCGATCTTCAAAAACGACAAAACATCTGACAATCAGCCAGACTATACCGGCAAGATCAATGTCGATGGCGTGGAAAAGCGAATTGCGTTGTGGATACGCGAAAGCGCAAAAGGCACCAAATATATGTCAGCAGCTATCAGCGATCCACAGCCGCCGCAAAGCCAGCCACAAAGCCAGCCGCAGTCGCAGCCGGTAACATTGGCACAAGCTGTCGATGATGCGATCCCGTTCTAAAAAACCAACGCGCCGGATGCCACGCCTTGAGCGTTGCATCTGGTGTGAAAAAGATGTGGATCTAAACGGCAACGATTGGGTCTGTGATGGCAGCAAACAAGTGCTGCACGTTGACTGCTTTAATGACAGGTTAGGGATTATAAATGCAAATCGACAAAAACATACCGCTGCCACCTAAACGGCACGCGATCAGATCAAAAGCTGTGGCTTTTGTTGATACGATGGAAGCGGGTGATAGCGTGCTTTTTGATGACGTGTTGGATGCCAACAGACTGCGTGACGCACTGCGTTATCGCGGCATCAAAACGTCAATGCGTAAAGGTGACGATGGGGTGCGGGTATGGCGTCTGTCATAAAGGTGCCGACCAAAGATGAAATCAAAGCTGCTTTGGAAATCCCAAAAGCAACCCCGCCACTTGACCGGCTAGGTCGGCGCAACACAGCAACCACGCCAAAAGCGTTGCTGATCGAACGTGTAAAAAGAGAGCAGTGCTAACTGCTCTTTTTCTTATTTTGGAAACTTTCCAGCGCACCCGCACCAAAGTAAAAGCCCAGAATAATCATCATCGCATAATTGATGCTGAATTGTTCCATTACTTGCGTCACCGCATTCGGGTCGCCGGTTCCAGCAATCGTCATTGTCAGCACAATGATGTAACTGGCCAAAAACGTAAACCCAAACATCAACGCCAGATAGCGTTGCGCCAGCTTAAATGGTGCATAGGCATTCATAAGATCGATGCGTGCTTTGCTCTTTGCCGCAATCTCTTCTTCGGTGCTTGTGTGCATATCATCGATCAGCTTCATACCCTGCTTCACGACATCGCCAGATCCCAAAATTTTACCTAATACTGCAAGCATCTTAATAACTCCAAACATTCGGGCGCGGTGCGCCGCCAAACGTGTCTAAATGCAAAAACCTTGCACTGCCCTTTTGCGCCACGCCGATGCCAGTAAAGCCCATTTGAAACGCCAGCCGCATCAGTTCGTGCGCCTGTTGCCCATTGCACGCTATATCGACCGCACAGCCCCGCGTATGCACTGACAGTTTGCCGGTCGGCTTGCTGGCTTCGATGCTGTGCTTCGGGCTGCGATAGCCGCTGGTGACGGTCATTGGCTGACCATACACATCACGCAGTTCTTGCAGCTTTGCCATAAACGATGCCGACATATTGCATTCGCCGGTTTCGCTGCACGCAAATTCGTCTTTGCTAAAATTAGGATACTTTTCCCAGTCCATTCAAATGCCTCATTTCCATAATGACATCAACCGCGTGATGCCAGCTATCAGCTTCGTTTTCAGCCGTAAACCGTGTCGGTGACACCCGTTTGGTTTTGTGTTGTAACAACGATGTGACGGGCATAAACAAGCAGCGTCTTGTGTCGGGCTTAACCAAAGCGACAATGTCATAATCCTCAATCGTTGCAGGACGTTTTTTGCCGCCCAAACCAAGCTGAAAATGGTGAGACGGGTGTTTACGCCTACCAGATACATATGCGTTCGCAGATTTAACTTGAATGCGTAAAAAGATCTCATCATCAAAAGCCAGTAAATCAATGGATGTTTGTTGACACATAGACACCCGCCACCCCAGTGACAAAATGGCACTGGCCGCGATATGCTCTCCGATCAAGCCCAGTGTCACCGACAATTACATCGCCATAATTAGCCAAACAATACCGCCAAGTGTCAGTGCAATAAGCCCTGCAATCAACCCCCAAATAATTAAATCATCGATAAACTGTTGTCGGGCAATTTCTTCTTCTTTTTTGCGTTTTCTGATTTCGCCTTGTAGCCTGATGATCTGTTGCCAAGCGTTCATCCCATAATGCCCGATCACGAAATTGCGTAATTCATTTTCCATCTGTTGTGCTTTTTTAAGCGCAGCGAAACTCTCTAATGCCTCTTCTTCAACAGATCCGAAGCGACGTGATTTAGCTATGCCGTGTGATGTTTTGATGTTTTGGATAGCACCCATCCAGCGGCCAAGATCGCCAGACATACTTTCGATCTCTTTACCGGCTGCAATGCCTTTTTTTAGCAGATTAAAACTGGTCGTGGCGGCTGCTAATAATGTGACGGGATCCATTTTGCCACCTCGATGTCATAGTTACTCCCGTACTAAATAAATCACCCAGATCAGCATAAACGTCTGGATCAGATCGATCATAGGTATCTGTATCATTTACGTTGCCTCATTCGCCATAAACGCCAAAACACTAGCACCATTGCACCAAAAGCTGCGGCCATACCAAACCAGCTTTCGAGGGCGTCAACCCACATTGGCGCGGATAAGCCGGTGACTACTGTCGCAACGTCAATTTGGGTATCGTTGTCCATTAGGCATATGGGCTTGTGCCGCAACAAGCTGGCCAAGCTGCCTTTAGTTCTGCAATTGTTGTTGCACTGTCACCGGCAGTCGGTGCATCGCGCAGTGCTTGCTTGTCAGCCACAATCTGTGTGGTAGTTGCGCCAGTCTCTTGCGCTTTCATAAAATCAGTGTCCAGCGCGGCAAGCAATGGTGTGCGTGCTTCGCGGATCTTGTCAGCAAAGATAGCTTTGGCACCATCCAGATCTTCAGTGATCACAGAACCGCTTAACACCCACGCGCCACGAAAATCGCGGCTTGCTGGCACTGTTGCAGTGCTTGCATCGATTTGGTTGCCATCGCGGTCAACAATGTAAGTTGTTACAGGCATTTTAGTCCCCTATGCGGCCAGTTTGTCAGTAGTTAAATCATCTTTAATTTTCCACGCATTACGCCATTCGCGCGTGCTTGGCAGTTGATCTTTGTGGCATATTACCATTTTGGGCTTGTTACCGCTATCCCACGTCTGCCAAATGTGTTGCGGTATGTCTTTCATTATCAAATATTCAATGCACTGTTCCATTGTGCCAGCTTCAATCGGCTGTGTTTCGTGCAGTAAATAACCGCGTGTGTGCTTTTTGAAATCTGGTTGTGCTTCATCTTTTGCTAGTTCCCAGTAAACCCAGACCGGCGGCAATATCCCGCCCTGCAAAAAAGCAGAGCAAAAGTTCGGGTCTGGCACAAGCACCTTGGCGCACTCATCAATGCTGTCTTCATAAACAACACGATAGTCTGACTGCACACCGTCTAGGTTTTCCTTTGCCCAGCACAGACGGTCAAACAAGTGTGTGCCTTGAAACTCTGGTGTGTTCATCAGGCAAGTTCCCCAATAGCAATATAAGAAATTGGTGCGTCCAAATAAGCAGTTCTATAAATACGAATATCATCTTTTGATGAAGTAGTGCTAGTCATATGCGTGGTAACAGATGCGCCAACATATATACCTGTTACAGTTCCGATTGCTGTATATCCATCATTTGCGAAAGCATTTGTAAAATTGATGTCTGCATCTCCTAAACCTTCGTCAGTAATTGATGAGATTAGGAAAGAACTTTGATTTGAAGTAGCACCTGTGGCAAGAACATTAGATTTGATATGCGCTTTAGGAATAGATTCCACAAGATGATTTGTATCAACCGCCCCTGCGGTGCTGTGTTCCAGCGTATCTGCTACAATTTTACCAGCCATTATGCTAAATCTCCGTGGATACTACAATAAAAACTCGATGGGTCTGTTAAAACCGTGCTAGATTCATAAAATCTAATATCTGCCTGTGATGCCGAATTAATAATTACGTTTTGAGACGCATCAACATTAGCAGATTGGTGTGTGTTTAAATTGATTGCGTAGCTGGCGATGTCAAAAGAATGAGCCACGTTTATAATCACCCACCCAGTTCCGCTATCTACTAAACTGCTAACAGCAAAACTGTTGCTGTCAGATGGTGTGCCGCCACTATATGTGCCACGAATCCACGCCTTCGCCAACCCCTGTTCCAGAGACTGCGTAGCAGTAGCACCAACCGTCACAGTGATGTCATTAGCAGTGGTCTTGCCTGTGAGGGTATCTACTTTGATTTCAGACATCAGGCTAAGTCTCCGTGTATTGTTACTGAACAACCCGTAGCATCAGAGTTTGCATTGGAATCATTTCTTGTCAAACCTTGCATATAAGATGCTGTGGCAACTTCTCTTGTCAAAACTCGTCTTGCTCCTGAACGGGTAGCTGAAGTTGCGACATAATTAACGGAAGAAAAGCTGTTGATAAAATTAATATCAAAATCACCTGCACCATTATCGTCCATTGAACTTACGCCAAAAGATGTATCAATGCCTGTAGTGCCACCAGTTCCAGACAAGTCTGCCATATCCCAAAGAGAATAAACCTTCGCCGCACTCTGCTTAGTCAGCGTGACTGGACTGGTGCCATCACTTGCTGTGATTGTGTCTGCTCTTAACTCGCTCATTTACGCCACCACCAAGTTGCCGTTGACTGTCAGCGTTACGCCGGTCGCCACTGTTAAGCTGAAAAACGCGCCAGCATTGTCACCAGCCGCAATCGTCACATCTGTGTCAAGCTGTTGTTCGTGGACGCGAAAAATGTCGCCCTTGCCATTGGTCGTGTCGCCAGTTGCGCCATTCTCGCCATCAAAATAACCAGCACCGCCACCAGCCGCTGTTTCTGCTGTATCTGCAACTTGATCAAATAAAAACAAGGTGATCCACGCATCATCATTTGCGTTTCTCATTTTCAATTCATCGTTGCCGGTGTCATACCAAAGCTGATATGCGTATGTGCTTGTCGGCGCGGTTGCACCGGCATTTGTGCTAACAACAGCCGCCAGCGCATTATTTATATCTGTGCGCGTGTTCGGAAACGTCTGATTGTCTATTACATAATCGTGCTGTGCCATTTAGAACCCCGTTGCAACGTAATCAAACAGCCGGTCAACACCTGTGTCGCTGCTATCATAAAAATTGATAGTGAAGCCGGTTGCTGATTTACTTGTTATAGCATAATAGTCGCCGCTTTGCATATCCCCGACCGATATAGACACCGCCAGCAGCGTTTTAAATGGTGTTGTGAACGTGATTGCTTTTGCACCAGTTCCAGACTGTATATCATTGTCGCTTTCAGTGCGGGTCGGTAGCTGCACAGATGCCTCTAACTCTTCAATGGCTGGCGTTTCATCGCTCTCATCTGTTGATAGTTCAGCCTTAAACCGCAAAGCGCGTGCGGTGTAACTGCCAACAATGAATGGCCGGTATGCTGTCCAAGTTGGCGATCCAGCCGGATCATCTGTGGTCGTGCTAACAAATAGGTCAACGTCTGTTGCACCGCTTGTCGGCGTGCCGCCGTGTTGTGATAGTTGTGACACCTTTAGATTTGCATTGACTGTGCCGGTATATGTCGCGGTCAAATCGATATAATTAGCAAAATCATATGTGCCGGTTGATGCAACAAACCCGCCACCGCCATCAAACAAGCCAGTGGCATCATCAAAATTGCCGGTTGCACTATCAAACAAAATGCTGGTGTCTAGCTGTAACTTATCATTAACGACCACAACATCTGTTTTTGTGCCAGCAAATGCGGTTTGCTCAACGACCTCATCAACAAAATTAAAGCCAGCAATCGCATCAACAAGTGCCACACTGCTTGCCGCGTTCTGTGACACTTTGCCAAATTTGTCGACTGCCTTACAGAAATATGTGCCAGTCATTGCTGGTACTGTCACGCTGTTTGCAGGTCGTGACACCTTTTTAACAATGGCGCGGGTGTTGTTGTATGTTGCGCCGGTCGTCAGCGGTGAATGCCGAATGATGTAATGCGACAGATCATCATCTGTAACCGGCGTCCACGTCAGATCGGCTTGCTGGCCAACGATATTGACGCTGAAATTGGTGACATCAGATGGATCAGTGGCTTTGCCCGTGACTGTATGTTGCACATCAGTAAATGGTGATCTGGCAAGCGTTCCAATACCGCGCACGCGAATATCATAAACTGTGTTGGTTTTAACATTAGGTATTGTAAAAGTGCCGCTGGATGAATAGCCAACAGATATATATGTGCTATCTGTGCTTTCTTTATATTCAGCTTCAAAATTAACCGTCAGTGGATTTGTGCTTGATGCCGTGACTGTAATGACTGACACTGGCTGCTGATTAACCAAATCAATATCTTCAGATGTTGTCACCGTAGGAGCGGGCAGCGTGAACGGGTCTGGCAAGTTTGTATTGTCAAACGCAAATGTTTGTTCTTCGGCATCCCAATCAAACACCGCGCTGTTTAGTTCACGCAATGTCAAATCGACACCGATGACCGGCTGATCATTCGCACCAACATCAACCGCTAACGACCATTCGCTGACCTCAAACACCTTGCTACTAAAACCAAGCCGGTCATTTGTCACCATAACTGTGTCACCGACCGACAGCTTGAATGCTGATATGGTGCAAGGCATTGTCATTGTGATCTGTTGCCGGTTGCGGAAAAGCGCAATCTTTGCCAAGCGTTGCGCCATAGCTGGATCAGTCGTAAATGGCAGATCATAATCTAAAAACTTGGTTTCGCCGCCATCTTCGGTGACAAACGCGCTTGAAATATATGCAGGATAATCAGTTGGCGTGTAAAACCGGCCATCCGCACTTGTTGATGCCGGTGCAAACACACCTTTTACCGCATTGTAGTTGTCGCGTGCGCTGCGCCGCGTTTGCAGGGATATAGCCCCGCGCAAATCATTTTCATCAAGCGTAATTGTTGGCGCAACATATTTGGCGACCTTCAAATAAAATTTTCCGTTTGCGAAATGAATAGTGCCGCCGCAACTTGTCAAAAGCTGTTCTAATACCTGTTTCGGGCTTTGATTGGTGTTGAAGCTGCCGTGTATTTCATAACGATTTTGCGTGCCGCCGCCGGATAACGTTATCTGTTCATCACAAATGTCAGCCGCAGTTTCAAAGCTATCATCATCGATTTCTGTGCTATCCGCACCAAACCCATATGTGTCATTAGTCAGATAGTCGCGTATTGCCAACGCAGGGTTTGATGAAAAAGCAGTTGTACCATCGCGCGGGTCATACAGCTTTTTGCCAGATACTTGCATTGACACATTTGGCAAGCCGGTCGGGAACACATCGCGGTCATATTCAAATCTGACATAGACTGATGCAATACCTTGCAGCCGATGGTTGCTTGTCCATTTGCTGCTTGCTGATACCAGATCGCTATATGCGGTTTGCGTTGTTGTGCCAGTCTTTTTAGCTATTTTGACCTTGTTTCCATTATAGGGTGCCGTAATGACCGCGCCAAGCGTTTCACCGGCAGATGGCGCAGATACAAACTTTTCATTTAAATAAAATCTGCCGTGGCTTTCTATTTCGTGCGACGCAACCGCCAGAACCATATGCAAAAATTTGTCATCGTTTGTGGTTTCAATAAACACAATGGTGCCACCAACACGAACAGTGCCATAAATGACATTCCGTGGCTGTACTGGCTGTTTAATGTTTTGTGTGCGCTTTATGCCGTTTTGTTGAAAATCGCCAAGCGAATACGAATAACTTGGTATTTCTGGCTTCGGTGCCAGTGCTTGGCTGGCAACACTAAGCGCAGCGGTCGCTGCTGCCGAAACGCCAAATGCTTGCAATGCAGTCAGCCCAAGTATTGTGCCGCCTGTTGCATAGGTCAGGCCAACTGTTGCCGCCGCAGTGATCAGCGTCACGGGGTTTGTTATTGCTTTCACGAAACTTTTAAAAAAGCTCATCTAACTGCCCCAAGTGATCTGTTTATCTTGCAAGCTGGCGACCATTTCCAAACCCTTGTCGCTTGGGTAATCAATTTTTTGATCTTCGCTTGTGTAACGTCTAGTCCGGCTGCGATCTAAATCAATCAATCTACTTTCTGCGCTGACGTTGATGTTAGCTGTTGCGCCAGCATCTTCGATGGTCATCACATCCATACGACCGCTGAACATTGTATATGGTGTGTCTATGATCGCACCGCTGTCATTCAAAAAGCCAAAAAACACTTTTAACGATCTGCCTTGATAGTTTTCTGACAACGCGGCAGATACCAAACTACTGTCTAAACCAGATAACGTAATATTCACGCCATTAGCTTGCACTTGGCTTGTCTCTGCAATTTCGCTTAAATTAAGATAACTGGCAGACCCCACATATGTTTCACTGTCAATCGTGATGTCACCGTAGCCATTCCAGACCGTAACAAGACCGCCATCAAAATCCATACGCACAGCAAAAAACGGCTGAACTTCACCAGCCGCCAATTCAGCTTCAAAGTTAGTGCCAATCGATCTAGCCATTTACAACGCCTCAACTGCACCGAATGCCATTGAATAGAAACCGGCTGTGTCAATATTCCAATTGTGCGTGGGTGTTGATAACCGAAAAACGCCTTTTGCATCAGTGACGACAACTGTTGCGCCATCAGCCGGTGACGACCGCAGATCAGGCCAAATCGTCAATGTAGCTTCACCAGATGCGTTGCTGTTGACATCATCTAGCACTTTGTAAAGCTGTGCAGTGCCGCTGCTACCTAGTTGAATATAATCACCCGCCAGCAGATAGCCTGTGGCAGACGCTGGAAGCCCGTCTATGGCCAGTTCGTCACCTGTCTGGCTTGCACCGTTCACGACCGGCGTGCCAGCCGCTGACGCCGCACTGCCGCGCGGTGTTGCGGCATTCGGATCGCCAAGCAAAAACGTGCCAAACCCGCCATATTGCTTCATAAAAAATGTGATCCATTGTTCGGCATCTGCGCGTTTCATTAGTGGCAAATTTATGTCAGCTTCCCAGCGTTGACCTTGGTGGCGGTAAACCGTTAGCTTATAATTGTATGGTGATGTCGTAACGCCAACAGTGTTGACTGCGGTCAGACTGACTGTGGCTACGTTTGTGTTTGTTGGGGTCGATAGTGGGTAAGTGATCGCCATAATTACACCCCAAATGCCGCGCTAAATGAACCGCCGCGCCGCTTTGCGTCCAATACCGCGCCTTTCGCTGCTTGTGCGATTTGCGGCAACATATTCGTCATTTCCGCACGCACCGTCTGTTGCACGCCGGTCGATACATTAATGTTTTGATTTATTGTAACACCGCCGCCAATCTGGTTGTTTGGCACGATGCTTCCAGACTGGTTCGGCACAAACAATTCGCGGCCACGTTCGCCGACCATATAAGGCGTGTTTTTATTGACCTGACCGCCCATTGCGCGGGGTGCAGGGTAATACACACCAGCAGTGCCAGCACCGCCGCTGATGCCCCCGCCGCCGCCAAATATACCGCCAAATACACCACCAAGCGCACCAGCTAAAACGCCGGTCACTTGTTGCTGTATTGCCATCCTGATCATATCGCTGATGATGCTTGCAGCCATAGATTTAAACGCATCTTTGACCGATGTTGTGCCTTGTATGACGCCAAGCAAACTGTCCTCAAGCCGGTTAAGACCTCGCACCGCCATATTGTCTAACTGTTGCGTTGTGTTGCGTGCTGCTTGTGCATATTGCTGCAAGCCGGTTTTAGATTTGTTCACAGTAAATGAAACGCCGGTTGCGCTTGCTTGCACCCGCTGAAACCCGTTTGCCAGATTTTGTATCGGCTGGCTTGCACTATTAGCTGTGTTGATGATGGCTTTAATATTACCGTCAGCGTCCATCACAGCTTTGCCAGCGTTTTCCATATTGAACACGATGCGATCAATATCTTTTTCTAGCTTTTCTCCAAATGTAAATTTGTCCATCTCAACGCCAACGGTCTTGGCCAGATCGACAATGCTATTAAGAAAATCACGCAGCTTGCCAATAGCCGCGCTGATGACCTTCAACAAATTTACGATGATAAATTCAGATATTTTAGCTAATGCTGGCAAAAATGTTGCGGTGATTTGATTGCCGATAGATTTTAAAACTTGACCTAATTTGTCGAAATTATCATTTGCTGTTTCAACGGCTGCGGCTTGGTTTTCGGTCAGTTCTATTGTGACCGCATTAAACTGTTCGCGCAGCTTGTTTACTTCTTCACTGCCGTTTTGCAATGTGTTGATCAGGTTGACACCAGACCGGCCAAACAAATCAAACGCAACCCGCACGCGGTCAGCGGGGCTTTCGATCTCTTTCAACCTGTCAGCGACCGTGTTCAGCAATTCATTTGTCGGTCGCAGATTACCGGCGGCATCAGTCACGCTAATACCCAACGCCTCAAACGACCGCAAACCAGTGCCGATGCCGGTGCTGGCTTCAGAAATAGACCGATTGAAGCGTGTCAGACCTTTTTCAAGTTCTTCGGCTGACGCACCCGTCTGGCTGGCGGCAAATTGTAACGATTGCAGTTCATTGACGGTAAGACCCAAACGGCTTGACGCTTTCGCTAGGTCGTCAATCTGACCAGCCATAATCTTCAGACCGGCGCCGACGCCAAGTGCCACCAATGCGCCTTGCACGCTCATTATAGAGCGTCTGACGCGGCCTAGTCCGGCAGCAACTTTGCCAAATGCACGCTGCGTTTTGTCAATGGCCGTAATTTTAAATCTAAGATTTTGATCGGCCATCGTCTGTCACCTTAAAATAAGCAAACCACTCATTTAATTCACTTAGGGTCAGATCTTCGATTTCACCCTGTGTTTTGTGCAAACGATCCGCCAAGGCCATCATATTTAGCCGCAGCGGATCTTGCTTTAGTTTTTTTCAGCGTCCTCGACAGTATCAACATCGCCAAACATCTTACCAGCAATGTCACTAATCAGCGTCACACTCTCTTTCATAAGATACATTTTATCTTCAAGTGTGAATAGACGCTTGCCATCAACATCTTCAGCTTTTGCAATAATCAGATCAATCATACCCGTGATCGTCATATTGTTTAGAAAATCTTTGTGTTTTCTTTGCAGCTTGTCGATGTCTCCGGCGGTAATGGGCGCACAGTATATGATCAACGCATTGTCATCTTCGCCCCACTCAACAACTTCGATCTGTTTACGCTGCAACGCACGCCGCGCTGCGATCTGTTCTCCCAAGCCCATTATTTACCTCATCAAGTTACGGTTGTTTCAGTCAGACCGCCGGTGCCTTGAAAACTGTATGTGGCAGTCACGATACCGTCAGATGATACGCCAACAGACCGGCTGGTGACAATAGCTGAACCGGTCAGCTTGTGGTCGCCCGATGTATTGCCTTCCATCTGCAAGTTCAGTGTGATGCTTGAACCGGCTGTGCAGTTATTGTGCGCGGTGTCGGTGTCATCAAAATAGGTTTCAACGCTGCCGCTGAAATCGGTGAATGATGCTTTGTATGTTTTAGCAGTATCACCCATCGCTGTATCTTCGATTGTGTCTGCGGTTTCATCTACAGAAAAGCTGATCACTTCAGCCATAGCGTCTGTGCCGATAAGAACGACACCCTCGTTGCCTTTAAAAGTTGCCATCGGTTTGTCTCCTTAAGCGGCAGTTTCAACGTCATTTTCAACGGTGCGATATTCGACCGTTACAGTAAACCGACCCACGGCTACCGGCTGTTCGCCATCACCCGCAAAATCAGCTTCAAACGCGGTGATCTGTGCATCTTTAGCCACACCACCAAGCGTTATATCTGCGGCAATGGCCTCTTCGACCTCAACCGCTATAGTGTCAAGCGTGTTGTCATAGTTCGACACGCCTTTAACGTATGCTTCAACAGCAACGTCCAAAACCCTGTTCACAGAACGTGGCAAGCCGATTGTATCATATTCGCTTGCTTCGCTCTTTGTGTATATGCACAAAGCTGGCAGGTTTGTTTCCTCAAGCGGGAATATCCGGCTGCGGAATACATTGCTGCCCGTTGTTGCCAACCCTGTCAGCGTGGTCACGATGTCATCGCGTATCTGTTGCCTAACGTGGGTCATTGTTTCTCTAATACCAGCGTGGTCATACCAGTGCCGTCATCTTGCACAATCCGCATCGTATAGGCCACCGCACTGATCGTGATAGTGTCGCCTTCAGCGGCTGTGGATACATCTGCGGTGCGGCAAACAAAGCGTGGCTGTTGTAGGGCAAACCCAACACCGCCACCAGCGTCAACCTCGACAAAATCATTGTCAAATATGCCATTCACTGTGCCGCCGTCATAAGTAGCAGCAACGCCAAAATCATCAACGCCAATAAATATGGCACGATCATCTGCGCTTTCAACCGCCATCAATCATCATCCTGATCAGCTATTTTAGCTGTTTTGGCTATTTTAGCTGACCACTGTTTTGCATATCCGCGATCAATCAGCTTTTGCGCTTCATCTTCACGCACATCGTGATCTTCACCGGCCAGCATTATGCCTACAGACCCAGCTTGGCAGTCTTTGATCACTGTGATTTTCATATATCTATTTGGCATTTTTCTTTGTGTTCCGCTTGACTAGGCTGCTGGCTGATTTCTTTGTCAAACCCACAGCGCGATCAGTGATACCAACTTTATCTTCGTAAACCTCAACGCGGCCAGTGTTCACCAGATCAAGGCCAATATTATCTTCGACCTCAACAATATCACCGATGTTATATGACACGCCTTTGATCAGAATGTTTCTTTTGCATTTAATCTTCATCAAAATCCCCTATGGGTAAAACGGGGCAGCCGAAGCCGCCCCGTCATTTGATTTATGATGCGTCGATGTCCAAGCACGCTGCGAATGATTGCGCGTGACGTACAGCAACGTCCATTTCCTGCATTACGCGGATGCGTACTGCGCCGGTTGAACCGGCTGTGTATGGATCGACCAACACGTCTGGTGTTGAGAAGAAACCAAGCATCAGTTGGCTAAAGTCACCGAAGATCATAGCAGATGCTGGATCAAGTGTGCCTTTGGTCAGATCTGATGGCACGTTGTTGGTTACAGCCAGTCTGTATCCATAGAGGCTGTCCCAAGGTGCATCCAGCAACATTACGCTATCTGTTGACGCAACCTTTGATGTTGATGCCATATGGCTCTTCACCTTCGGGTTTGTCAGATAGGCAAGTGTGTTGCCGTTGATCGCTGCGTTGTCAACTTCAACTTCTTTCACTAGGCTTGTAATCGCTGCCCAAGTAAGATCGCCACCGTTTGTGCCGATTGCAACAGAACCAATACCAGATGTGCCGGTGATGCCGGTTGGCTCATTTGAGCCGCCGCCCTCGATGGCAACATCTTCAACTTTTTGTGCAATCGCGTTTAACAGATCGTCACGAACGATTTGCTCAACTGATGGATCGGATTGAACCATTAACAGACGTGATACATCTGTGAATGCGCCAAGTGATTTTGGTGACATTGTGATCTGGCTGAATACAGCGTTGACCTCAGATGTTGCGCCATTCTCCGCCACGAAACCGGCTGAAACGCCAGTTGCCAGCTTTGGAATAGCCACATCGCCGCGCAGACCTGTCATAAAGCGTGCGCCAAGTTCGCTGAACACTAAGCGTGCGCGAAGCGCGTCAACAAACTGATCGCCAAGGTGATCGGTTGGCCGCAGGAAACCACCGGCACTGTCTGTGCCAACAGTCAGATCACGCTTGCCGCCCCAGAATGTATCTGGCGCATAAAAGCCGCGTGCTTCACGTCCGGTGCGCTTTGCGATTTCTTCAGAAACCTCACGCTCCAAACCTTGCAGACCTGAACCATTTACCAAGCCGCGAACAGCTTTGATGAATGAATAGTCACGCTCTTCTTTAGCTGACATATCAACCGCACCGGCTGACTGCTCAAGTGGCTTGCCTTCGCCAATGGCGTCCAGCAGTGTTGCGCGGAATTGTGCAACAGACTGACCCGCACCGATGGCCTCATCAGCCAGATCGCGGCGGTTGTGCTTCACAGCAAGATTGATGATCTCGCTGGCATTCTTTTGGAAATCGCGCTTGGCTGCTTCGGCGGCTGCTTCGCGGATTTCGTTTTGATCAATTTCTGACATTTTTGGTGTCTCCTTATCTTTGATCACTGGTTCAACATTAGCACTGCGATTAACGCCCACACCGGCATCGGCTGGCACGCTCACAATGCTTGCTTCATATGGAATCCACGAAGAGATGCCGACCGTCCCGTCAGATCTCTTATCTTCCATTTGACGTATCTGATAGCCAATAGACACATTGGATCGGATACCGTCTTTGACATCATCATACACTTCTCTTGCAAGCGCACCTTTTCCAAAGCGCACAACTGCCCGTAGTCTGCGGTCAGCTTCATCAAGGTAAGTGCGTTCGACAACGCCAATCTGTTTTGTCATATCGTGATCTAACAGCAATGGCGCGTGGCCGCTGTTCATCCGTGACAAATCCACTGCTTCGCGGTTATGCCGCAAAACCTCATAACCGAATGACCGTTCAACTGGTTCTTCGGATGACAGTGACATACGCACGCGGCGGTCATCTTCATCAACCATTTCACCAGCAGCGGCGCGAAATACTAACTCGCCACGATCAAAGCGTTCCATTTCATCATCTTCATCATAGCCGGTTGTCTCAGTGATAGGCGCGTCTGATTTGCCAAACACGATTGTCACTGTGTCTTCGGTCTCTGTGATGTTTTGTATGTGTCTATCCATTGCTTTATCTCCGCCATCAAGATACCTCAAAGCACTGATCTTGGTCAATGTGCTAAACTTGTGACCAACAAGCCGGTCGGTGCCTTCATAGCCTTCATCTGTGCTTTGATATATGCGGATCAACGCCGCCGGATCATCTGGCGTGCCGGTTATTGTAAAATCACTATCTGGCACGTTGATCGATCCATCACGCTCAATGCGTTCAATCTCGCCGCGTGCAGTGCCGCCGGATGACCCCCACGACACAAAATCACCAACTGAAAGCGCATCTGGTGCAGCGCGTTCGCCTTCATCAATACGATCTAAAGCCATATCTTTTGCCCTTGCCCAAGTTTGTCCGGCGTCACCGCCCCACGCTGCCCAAGCAACGCGACCTTTTGACGGGTAACCATCTTCACCGGCACTAAAACCCTCAGCTTGTTTGTCAACTTCGTGCCGACTAAAAAAGCTGTGCATCCGGCGCACTATATCAGCAGACAATTCCTGCCGATTTACTAATTGATTGGCACGCGCGACCGCAACCGCTGTGCCACCTTGTTCACCTTCTTCGCGCCATTTCTTGAATTTACGCGCTTCGGCGGCCATACCTTCGGTCGGCTTCAAGTTGATTTCAACGCCTTTATATGTCGCCATCTTCTTCACGCCCTACATCGATTGATGGCTGTGCCGGTAACTTGGCACCAAATGGCTGAAACGCTGTGTCGATGCCATAACGGTCGGCCAGTTCGCTTTCGCGGTTGATCTGTTCAAATATTTCTTCAGTATCGCGGCCATATTGACTATGCACATCTTGCAAGCTGACGATGCCGTTGTTTAGTGCAGTGACGCTGGCGTTGATTTCTTTTTGCGGGTCAACCCACGCAAAACCGCGTGGCCGGTATATAACCTGATCAGCAAACAGATCATATTTACCCATCGGCAGATTGATGCGACCAACTGTGATGACCATTTCTAGCCAAGCGCGATAGATCGGATCAACAAACTGATCGATCATAAACTGTTGGATCATCTTAAAATGGTCACGATCTTCAATAGTGCCTTGCCGGATGCTGCTATAGCTGACACCTTCCAGATTGTTTGCCAGTGAAACATAGCTGACGCCAAGCCCTGACGCGATCCCGCGCAATATGGCTTTTTCAAATTCATCGAAACTTTCGGTGCCAGATGACGGGTCGAATGCTTTGAAATCCATTCCGACCGGCAACTGCGAAAACGTGCCGGGGCTGGCGTCCATTATTGGTGCCGCATTGTCGTAATCATCGCCAATAAAGCCATCACCTTCCGGGCTGGTAAAGAAACCCATCTTTGACGCAGCAACCCGCGCATTTACAAGCGTGGCTTCTTCATAACCATCCAGCATTTTCAGCCGTGACAGCACGTTTGACATCCACGGGGTGCCGCGTGTTTGTCCAGCGCGTTCCTGTATATAGCAATGAATGATCTGATCGGCTGGCACAATCTTGTGATGCCGCTTTGTTTTGCTGCCATAGCCCTGATCGTGATGTGGGTGATCTTCAAACAGATAATAATTCAGTGGCTTGCCGGTGCGTTTGTCTAACTCGACACCCATCCGCACTTCATTGCCGTTATTCAGCCGCGCGTCATAACCTTCATCAAGATAGTCAGCTTCCAGAAATTTCAGCGAAAAGCCAAACGGGTTGCCAGCAGGGTTCTTGATTTTCTGGATAAGCACTTCACCATCGCGTGCCAGCGTTTCAAGAAATAACCGCTGCGCTTGTGACCACGACATACGGCCATCAACTGTGCAAAAGCCGGTGCGACCCCACTGCTGCCACGCCTGTTCGATGATGCGGTTTCCAACACTATCAAGCGATCCATCATCGTTGCGTTTCCGCACCTGTATCCGCACGCCGTTATGACCGACCACGTTTGTTGTCATTATCTGCAAATAGCGTTTGCCATATGGGTGATTGCGGCTGATGTCGCGGCATCTGTCGCGCAATATACGCAGTGACGGTTTGATTTCACTGTCGGCTGACCGGCTGCTGCTAATGAAATCGCTAAATAGTCTGCCGGTGTCTGCCCCGTGGTATGCTCTAGCCATCTTGCGTGGCTTTGATTTTGCTTTAAAGAAATCGAAAACGCCCATTGTTAAAACCTCACAAGCACTGTTGCGCCAGTGTGATCACCTTGCGCGGCGCGCTCTTTTTGCAACTCTTTTGCATATTCTTTACGGTAAAAATCACGCGCACTGATTAAATCTTCAAACGACATTTTTGTTAATGATCGCCCGTTGATTGAATAGCTGGCAACATCTGCATCTGCTTTGCCTTGCAAAATGCTTTCGATCTTGTCGATCATTATTTGCGCGTGACTGCGAGGATCAACATTGTCATCCAGATCATAGTGTATATCGAGCGTGCCGGTATCTATGATGATACGGTTGCTTGTGGATGTTTCTGTGATTTCAAGCTGCCAATGATAATGGCCTTGATCAAAAGACGCACTGTCTGTGCTGTTTATTGTGAAAAGATAATATGTGCTTGCTTCGGTTGCTGCAACTTTAATTTCGCTGCTTGAACCGTGTGCCAGCCGCGCAACCCATTCTGCACTGTGCGTGGCCACAGGATAGTCGCCAACGATGTCTTCACGTTTCCATTGAACGAAATCACCGATGCTAAACCGTTGCGGTTCAGTTGTGGGTGCATTATCTGTGTTGAAAAGATTTGCCATTATTTACCGCCAGCTATTAACAAAGCCGCCCTGTCGCGGTCGGCGTGCAAGAGGATTAGGCTGTTGCGGTTGCGGCTCTGTGTCTGGTTCCGGCGCATTCACAACCCTATCGGCAACAGCGTTAATGTTCAGCGACAAGATACACAGCGCAGCATAAGCATACACGCGGCAGTCAAGTGCCTCATTGCGGGTTCTTGTCTTTACAAATTCGCGGCGTGGGAAGCCCTTTTGATATTTTGTGACGATTTTTTCACTATTAGCCAACTGCTGATAGTATTCGTCAGAACGCCCCGCCGGAAAATGACAATAGCCCGCACCACTAGATTGTATCTTTAATCTCGAAAAAATCAATTCCTTAATGGGAAACGTTCCGACCGTAAACAGCTTTATCTTGCCAATGTTGTTTTTTGACGGTCTGCCGACAAGTGGTCGCTGTTCACCGGCCATACCTTTGATCGCAAATATGCGCCGACCTTCGCGCGGTCTGACAAAATTATATACGGCTTGCGTATAGTGACCGCCACTATCCACGCACGCAGCGCGAATGCCAAGTTGTCTGCCGCTTTCGGTCGTATAGCTGGCTTTCAAGATGTTATCCAGATCGTTCCACAGATGCGGCGTTGACGGGTCGCCATAAAGCGTTTTGTAATCCAGCGACCAACTTTCTTCATCACGCCCCCAGCCAATCAGTTCCAATTCCAGTCGGTCATCCTGCACATCGATGCCAGCCGTTATCACAACGATGTCATCAGGTATGCTTGCGCCAAATTCTTCTTCGCGGTCTTCAAAGCGGATGTCACCGACTGTTTCGCCTTGGTCTTCCCACGTTTCGGCCAAAAATGTATTCACAAACACCCGCAACGTATCTGGTGCTTTTTTAGCTATTAGGAAATCGCGCACTGCGTCTGCCAGCATTGTCCAAGGCGAATAAAGCCCGTTTATGTGGAAACCAGCCACGCCGGTGAAATCAGCAGTCGCCACCCATTCACCTTTACGCACCGACCTGTTGCGTTTTGCATCGTCCCAGACACTGCCGCACGCTTCGCACGCATAATATGCAGTCTCCGGCTTGTCTTTTTCCCATTTGACATTCGACCATTTCAGCGTCTGCACTGTGCCGCAATCTTCACACGGCACGAAATACTGCCGCTTGTCGCTTTCTTCATACTGGCTTTCGATCATAGACGCGCCTTTATTGGTCGGCGTGCTGACCATCACCATTTTGCGGTTGTGAAACGTGGCTGACCGTTTTCTGGCCAATAGGATCGGCGACCCCTCAGATCCGGCAGATGGCGGATAGCGGTCGACCTCATCGCATAAAACCACGCGGATCGGGCGTGATGCCAAGCCAGCAGCACTGTTCGACCCGACCAAGCTGATATGACCGCCGGTAAACACCTTGTGCGTTGTGGTGTTGTTTGCATCGCGGCTGCGCGGATCTTTGACGCTGCCCCGCAGTGCCGGTGTGTCACGCAGCATAGGTGCAAGACGGTCTTTGCTAAATGCTTGTGCCATTTCCAGCGTTGGCTGTACCAGTAGAATCGGTGACGGGTCGTGATGAATGTGAAAGCCAATGACGTTCAACAGCATTTCGGTTTTGCCGACCTGTGCGCCAGCCATCACCACGATGTCACGCAAACGCTGATCACTGATCGCATCCATAATGCCGCGCTGGTATTCGGCGCGTGATGTCACCCAGCGGCCAGCGGCGGCACTAGCTTCCGATGACAGTCGCCTTTCGCGGTCTGCCCACTCTCCCACGCTTAGGCGCGGCGGTGGCTTTAGCGTCTGCATTGCCCCCACTATCACCGCCTTCAGTGACGCTTGTGCGTCCAGCGTGTTCGTGTGGTTGGTAAGATGATAGTTCATCCAACGCTTCCCTCACTTGGTTTTCCAAAATGCTTTGAACGGTTGCCAGTTCAGTTTCAGTTGCACAGACCGGCGCACATACTGATGGCAGTGCCAACAACCGCGCCTTCATTGCTGCTAACACATCAACCCACGCACCGGCAACATCTTCCGCTGGCACCAGCTTAGCCTTGGCTTGCAACAGTTCCAGTTCGGCCATCTGCGCGTCAGCTTCCATTTTGCGTGCGCGTGCTGCGTTATAGTCAGCGTCTTCGATGCGTGGTCTTCCCACTGGTTTCTTTGCCTTTTGTGCAACAGTCTGTGTCATTGTTATCCCTATTGTTGCAATATTTTAAATAATTCTGTCGCTAGAAATCTTTTGCGGTCGCGCGTTACC